TAGGGTTTGCACCTACACACCTTTTTGGAAAGGTCATCACTTAATGATGTTACTGCTCCTTTGTTGGTGGCCCATATCTGTTAGGATATGCCAAATTGGCCTATTCTCAAGTTTCGTGTAGCTTGACCTCCAAAAGCACGCCAAATGATATACATTCGCTGAACTTAGACGAGCCGAAGGCCAAACTATGGGCAACTGTGCTCTGCTTTATACCGTACTTGTATAGTATTTAGTAACCACAGCCAAACATATTGGGATAGGTAAGTCTAATAGTAAGGTGCCGTAAGTCTAGGGCACGATATCACCAGACCACCGTCACGCCAACTGTTGTGTGACGACATGGAATACTAGCGTACGGATTATCGATTCTGAGATAAGGTCGTGCAGAGGCTTGCCTCACTAACTTATAGTCTTGACGACTTTAAATTAATAAGACGTTATGCTAATAGGAAAGAATTCACTTACGAGAAAACAAACTCTTGCATCCATAAACATTTTATTACTTCACTATTACCCTATATCCTATCGCTTACTCTCTATCGCATACTTGGTTCCTCATATAGCAGTCACTTCGGCAGTAAGATTTTTACATGCTTCAGTGCGTCTATCTGATGAGAAGCAGCTTGACGGTAGGCAAGATAGACCTGTTGATCAGGTGCAGGCATCTGAAGTCAATGTTGATGATACAAGGTTGTCTGACCTAGAATGGAACTCTCTTAACGACCATACGAAGAAGATTGCTCTTCTCGCTTGGAAGAAAAGGGAGCTAATCCCTAAGGACTTCTTAACTCATCCGGATCACAAGGAACGGTTTTTAAATGTTCAAGAAATCTATGAACAGATAAAGTCCGAACCTGGCTTTAGGTCCTCTGAAGATCCGAAGTTCCGATCTATCAAAGATATACCTGTTAATTCAGACTATGCAGACACTCATGACTACATAGTTGAAGATCCGTCCAATCCTGGACAGGCTCTTTACCTTGACCAAGATGAATACACAAGATTGCAGAATACTTGCATATCGAATAAGAAGCGTCTTCGGACTATCAAGTCTCCTGGTTTCACTAATGCTTTAAAGTTCCCCCCGCGACCTGGGACCAGTTATAGATCGAAATGGTTAAACCTCAAGTGCAAAGAGGTGCAACCTTTCATCCAAACTGATCTCTTCTCGTGGGCGTCATATATAAATCCATCAATTGCCACTCAGGATAAACTTGCCAAAACGCGTCCCTCTACTGCTCCGCTTGCTCCTCGTAGTCCTATTACTAAGGCTACAGGCCAACTGGTTAGGTATTGGTCCACGTTGCAGGCCATAACAACTGTTTATAAACTCAATAGTGAGCTTTCTTGGCTATTAGTCTCATTAGGACTTGTATTTATGTCCCAATGGTACTACTCTTCCCTAGCTCATACCTGTAATATCTATAAAGAAGCCAAGCGGCTCCTTCTTAAATATTTGTCAGGCTCTCCGGAATTTGTCTCCCGGAAAGTTGTTTTATCGATAGATAAACATGGTCTTCCTCGTATTATCCCGGCCCACATACGTATTCTTATACGTGGTGGTAATGAGATGGCCATAAAAGTGACACTTTTAGGCTTAGATACGCCAAAGATGTTTGTTTATCTGGGAGCAGATAACACAGATACTATAGTTCAACCTTCTTCTGCCCGTCCTCGTACAGTTCATGTATTTGGATCATTCTCTTATATATTTGAGATAGTGTTATCTAAATTATATGGCGAGGTCAAGGTTTCATCGAAATTGAGTATGTTCATTGACTGTCTGTCAACTTTAACATCTGAACTAAGCTGTTTAAAGCTATTCTTTACGTCGAAGGCGGGCCCAAATGGGCACGCTCTTTTATCATCTCCACTAGACGCTGTAGCTCTACTAACATCTCCTGCCCGTAAGCATATTGAGGACTACTGCCATTCAATTGGCTGTAGTTCTTTCTACACTTACTTAATTCGAGTCGGACATATTACACAATCCTTCTTGAATCTGCTTTACGATGTAGCAGAGCGTCTGAGCGACTGCTCGCGAGCACGTCCGGTGGAAGGGCGTATTAGCCGTGTGTATACTGCGTATGGAAAATGTAGACTCGTCGCAATACCAACATATTTTGTTCAGGTATTGTTTCGTCCTCTACATCTCCTGGTATTTACTATCTTGAGACGCATTCCAACTGATTCAACTTTTGATCAGCAGGCTGGAGCGGAGAGAGTCGTCCAGACCGGAGGTAAATCCCTTCGGTCTTTCGATCTCTCTGCCGCAACCGATCGTCTGCCTTTATCGATACAGGTAGGTATTGTCTACCTACTTGCAAAGATATCAGGCCTCGGACCAGTACAGTCTGCCAAGCTTTCACAAGCTTGGATGGGAATCATACAGTCCACGTTATTCCGTTACACCAGAATTGGTAAACGTAACGTGCCTGTTAGGTTTCGAGATATTAAATATGGCTGTGGCCACCCCATGGGAACTTATTCCTCATGGGCGGTCTTCTCGCTTACGCATCACCTACTTGTTCAGTTTTGTGCTTACCATGTATTACTCAGTAAGTATAAATCTGACCATGTAGATACACACCTTGATACTCCTTGTGATGAATCTACAAAATCATGGCTTGTGCATATGCTAGAACGTGCTTCCCCAGGTTTGTTCAAGAACCTGTGGTACACGCGATACCAGATGCTAGGCGATGATATTGTATTCTTCGCAAATACTAGTTTTGAAAAAGCTGTGTCCGATTTATACCTAGATCTTATGCCTTCATTAGGTGTTGAAATACACCCCTCTAAAGGTTTCGACAGTACTAACGGATCTTTTGAATTCGCTAAAATGTTTATTAGGGACGGAAAATGTCTCAACGATCTCCGATGGGGTGAATGGGCTGGGCAGTATCAACCAGGAATGGTTGTTAATGCGGCTCGTCAGGCCATCGGAAGGAATTTTGAACTAGCTGACCTACGTGTATTTGTTGTAGGTGTTCTAGGTCTCATTCCGGTAAACATTGAGAAGAAACTCTCACACTTTCTTCAAGTGGAATCTCTTTGGGAGAAGACGTTTGCGTCCCTCTCGAAAGAAGCTCCGTACCTACTGTGTCTAGTACTCCGACTTAATATGTCGGTGTACCAGATCGGCGTCCATTCATGGGTGTCTTACTGTATGGGAACAGCACAACTTCCATGCATTGGGCAGCCAACCTCTCTTTACGACCGTGAATACTTCAGAATTGAACGTATACTTGATCTTATTAGATTGGTCACAGTTGGTCCATCTAAGGTGTTTAAGTTTGTGGCCAGTATTGACAATGCAATTATCGCTACTGTATTTTCCTTCTTTAAGAAAAGAGTTTATCCATGGGATACTGGAGATAGGCATCTCGCAGAATTCCGTGGTAGACTCCGGTCTCTTCTATTGTATACCCAGATCGGTTTTGCCTTCTTCTTGAGCCATCCTGCTCTCATATCTCTCGATGTCACGACCTCATCTTTCGATGATCGTAACCGCGAGGATCTTGAGGGTGGGTATGGTCTCTTGGAGTATGCACCTGAAATGGCTATTACTCTAGATGAGAATATTAAGAATAGTGATGCTGCAGAACTCGACAAGATACCTTGTATATCCTATAATTCCGATATAAAAGCATTCAAGCTTTGTTCTAGTCTTTGTATGGTCTACCATACGGTCAATGAGGGGGCAGATGCGGCAGTTACGGAGGATACTTTGGATTTTAATATCCAGTCCTTCGTACGCTGCGTCCGACCTCTCAAAGTGGCAGTCTATACCGAATGCGAGAAACATGTAAATGCAGCACGTTCGTCTGTAGCTACATGGGTCTATCCTTCGATGTCTCAGTTACTACTAACTGATGGATCCCAGTATACTTTCGCCGCCGAATACTTCGGCCTTGAGAAGTTGATTGGGAAAACATCTAAGCGTCCTTTTATGCATCTTAAGCCGTCTTATCGTGATGTCCTGTCGTATGACCCTTACGGGTTACCGACATTCTTTCCCGATGAGATAGTGTCGGACTCATTGAAGGCGCTTAAAGAGGATAAGTATGACCTACTTATCGATATTGCTACCAATAACCATCCATCTGACCTCGCGAGTTTCGGAGGATTTGGATTTTCTCCTAACGCGCAGCAGCAAGTTGTTGTCTCTGATGATTTCTGGTAGCTTATCTTACAAGTGATATGTCTACCTTAAGTCATAGAGATATATGATTTCTGTTTCTCGTTACCTACGAGAGAAGGGGGGTACGGGCTTTCCGTTGCAGGGGCCTAAGCTTCCATTCTTTCTAGATCCGTTTTGTAGGTTGGATCGTTAATAAGTCCGGTGACTTCCCTAGTTTACATACTAGGTCCAGTCTGTTCAACTCAGAC